CACCACCCATCAGTTTTGTTTGAGGTTGCACTGCTGATTCCTGCAATTGTGTTAAGTCAGATTTTTGTTGCCCTGTAAGTGCATCTGCTGCCTGTTCTGTATCTTTTGATTTATCCTTAAGAGGGAATATTTCTCTATTGAAAAATACTCCTTTTTTCTGACCCCACTGTTGCTTATATTTCTCCCAAGGTATAGCAGGGTCTCTCATTATTGGTCTTCTGCCAAAGTCTCCTGCTGCTGCAATTGGATCCTCTATTTGACCTAAAGCAGGGACTGCTTTAAGCAATGAAGATATTGCCATCTCAGTAAGTTTTTCTGCTACTATACTACCTGCAACACCACCTAATAAATTAAATATACCACTTTGCCCTAAACCTGGAACCATTGAAGCAGCTGCAAATCCTGCAGCATATCCAAACATATTTGCTAACGCTAATCCAATAGCATTGACAGGTGATTCTCCTAGTCCATATCTTAAAATGGACTCAATGACCATGATAATTTTATCAAGTGGTCCTAATTGAGAACCTCCAGCTTGTCTTGCTTTCTTTAAAGTGTCAACTAAACCTAATAATTGTTTGTTGGTTTGTGCTTTTTTAAAATTCTTAGCTACAAATTCTAAAACACCATCTTTTGCCTTTCCTGGATTTTGTATAAAACTGAAAATCTTACCAATTAAATCATCTTTTTTTACAATGTCTTCAACAGTTGGCATTATTTTATTTTGAAGTATATCAAGTGCCTGCTGCTGAGTCTTACCTGCAAGATCTTTTAGTCCCTTACCTATCTCTGATGCTTTGTTTACTACATTACCAGGGAAAGCCATGATAGCGCTCCCCACACCCTTATATGCATTGAATAAGGTAGATCCTACTTTTCCTAGACCTGTCATTGCTGCATCTGCAACAAAATTAAAATTTGATTTAGTTCCTTCAGCTATGTAAGTTCCAAAAGCAGATCCTGTATCTAATACTCTAGTTAAAAAACTTTTTGGTTTTACCTTTGGTGTGGCAGTACCAGCAGCTTCTGCAGTAACTCTTTCAACTGCTTCTTCAAGAGTTTCTTTTGTTGCTGATTCAGCAGTTTCTCTTGCTGCTGATTCAGCAGTTTCTCTTGCTGCTGATTCAGCAGTTTCTCTTGCTACTTTCTCAGCAGTTTGTTGAGTTGCTATCTCTGTTAATCTTTTAGTTGTTTTTTCAAGAGCCTCTTTTGCTAGATTGCTAGTTTTTTTAGCAATACTTTGTACAAATTCAAGAGCAGGTTTGGTTAATTGTTGAGCAGTTTCTGCTGCCACTTTCATCAATTTACTAAAGATGCCTTGAGCAAATTCTAATATTGCTCTTCCTAATTTCTCAAGTCCCTCTTTAATTAAATTTTTACTTTTTTCAAGGAGTTCTCCACCTACCCTTTTTAAAAAATTTCTAAATGGTTTTGTTAATGTATTAAAAATTTTACCAAAAATACCAAATGGATCAATTAAAGCTTTTAATAACTTAGGTAAAACTTTATAAAATCTAAAAAAGTTTTTTGATAAGTTATAAAGTGTTTTTTCAGTTCCTTTTAATAAATTAAGCAAAGCAAGAATTGCTCCACCCAATAAAATATTATTAAAGAAATCAAATATATTGAATGCTTTACCCACAGCACCTATGGTGCTTGCAGCTCCTGATAATATTTTTTTTCCAGACTCTAAGAGTCTCTCTCTTCTTTTTCTTCTTGCCTCTAGTAAATCTTTTTCTTTCTCTCTTTCTCTCTTTGCGTCAAAATTTAATCCCTCTTGTTGAGCAAGATTCAATTCCTCAGTAATTTTTACAATGCTTGAAACACTTTCTGTAAGTTTTTCATATCCAATACTCTTACCTGGAGTGCCCTTTGCAACTCTAGCAATATTCATAAATTTAGAAGGAGAAGTTCTTTTAGATAATGCTGAACTAGGTCTCCTTACTAATGCTCCACCTTTTCCACCATATGATTCAGACTTAACTAAAGCACCTTTTTTCTTTCCTTTCAGTTTTCCTTTAACAAAATTCTTTGCTTTGTTTTTGGCAATATCTTTTATTTTATCTTTTGCAAAAGATTTTGCACCTTGCATCAAAGCCTTTTTACCTATTTGGCCACCTAATAGTTTGAGTGCTGGTCCTATTGCTGCGAATGCTGCCATTATCCTACGTTACGTTATAGATTGATTTTACTATCATCAATTCACTATTACTATTATCAATAGGAGAAAAAGAACTAACAGTTTTTTGCTGTGCAGCAGAAGAACTATTTGTTTTAGATCCTGGTTTTTGATTTGATCCTCCACCAACAAAAACAGTCTTTAATGGCGCTGATCTTGGTGGTCCAGGAACACTAGAGGATGGTGTGGTACTTCCTAGAGTGGCAGCTCCATTTGAAGTTTTTGTGCTTGAAGGTGCAACATTATTTTGTCTTGAATATGATGCACCTAATGGTCCTGGACCAGTAAGAACATCTGATTTAGATGTATTTTTAATTGCTTCCTCTTCTGTATTACCAACAAAACCTCTGGTTTCTTTTGAATAATATGCACCACCAGCTTCAAAATATGGTTTAGTGCCGTCAGCAACTTGAGATGTTCCACTTGACAATTGTCCCATGAAGGATTTAATCATTCCTCTTATCTTTTGAGCACCTGTATTTGGAGCATCACCTGGATAAAGTCTGTTTAAATCCCACTTCTCACCACCATATCCATCCTTATATCCTATCTCATCATGAGTCATCACTCTATTTGAATTTATATCAGATGGTTTCCAACCCCATGCCACTGCAAGTCCAGCAGCTTCTTTAGCCATTGCTTTGTATGCTGCTGGTCCAACTTGATATTGTCCCCAACTCTTTGTTTTACTTGGCATGGCATATAAATTTCCTGCTACTGCAAGTCCAGCAGCGTTTGGTGAGTTTCTTCTCCATGTGTGATATGGATAATTAGAACCATATTTTGCATTGCTATGTCTTTTACCACCTTTTAAGAAGATTGATTGATAACCATACCCCTTTGCTGTTACACTTCCATTTGTGTCTGCCCCAGCACTCCAATGTAAATATATTTTTTTATTTTGACTTGGACCAGTTGTATTATCTCTCTTCTTCACACCTTCAACAAATCCACCACCACTAAATCCAGAAATAGCACCTGATCTTGGTTTATTGGTTCCACCACCTTGCTTGTTCATAGCCAATAAATTAGCCTTACCCCAATAATTTACTGCAGGTTTACTCATAACAATTTCACCAGGTTGTGCAGCAATTAATTGAGTATCAGCACCCATTCCAGTAATGGTCTGTCCAGAAGAACCTGAGATGGCACCCCCACTATCAAAACTAAAGTTAGAAACTGTTTTAAAAGAATTATTTCCTAAACCAGAATTACCAGATAAATTAAAAGATGATTTAGGTGAATTTAAAAATCCTCCACCATTGAAATTTAAAGTTGGCATACCTACATTTCCCATGCCCATCTGTGACATAAGAAGTCCACCACCTTTGTATGCATTCATAACAATTGGGCTGTAGTTTAAAACACTTATCTCTCCACCACCCTTCATTCCTTTTATTTTTTTGACTTGCCCACCACCCTTCATGCCTTGTACTTTGGGGACCTTGGGTTTTTGATTAGATCCTGATTCTTTTTTAGGTGGTTTTATTAACTCTATTTCATCTATTTGAGGAATCTGAAAATCTGGTATGGGATCCATTCCTTGAATTGGATCAAAATTAAACAATTTAAGAGCATCATTTATTCTGTCAATGATAAACCCACCTGCTGAATTAAGTCCATCTATAACTCCTTGTATGGGAGATTGAAGGAAACCAAAAATATCTCGCAACAAACCATTGAGTGGTTTGATAATATTATTATTGATGATATTAATTATAGGATTAAAGAAAAATCCCATTGGATTGGATAGAATTTTAACCAATCCCAATAAAGCACCACCAAGAAGGATATTTTTAAGGAAATTCATCAACATATCAAAGAAGTTACCAACTGGTTTCAATTTTGTTTGAAGTTGTTTAACCCCTGATTTTGATTTTTTTGATTCTAATTCACTTTCTCTATCTTTTCTATCTTCTTTTTGCTCTTCTTTGTCTGCATCTCTTGCAGAGTCTTTCTTAGATTCATTTATGTTCTTAGTATTACCAAGAATGCCTCTCAAATTCTCTTCTATTTTAGCAAAACTTGGCGCTAAAACACTATTCAAAACTTCATTTGTTTTATCTTGCTCACTTCTTATGTCATTAAGTAAATCATCAAGTCCCTCTGGAATATTATCTTTTTGATTGTTAGAGGAAGAACTTGGTAAAAATTTAGCTCTATTAATATTAGAAGGTTTTTTAAAACTTTTTACTTGCTGGGCTTTTTTTCTAAGAGAATCAGCACTTATTTTTTTACCCTTTGCTTTAAAAGTTCCAGTTGCGTTTTTTATTTTCTTAAACTCATCAGTAAGTCTCTGTATATCCTCTGTGGACATACCAGTATTTCTAAGTCTTGCCTCAGTTATTTTTTCTCTAAGAAGAGTCTTATAATCATCTACAGAAATATCTACAGTATCATCAAGACCTAAAAGCTCAAGATTTCTTGGGTCAATTTTTTGACCCATTCTATTACCATTTAGTTGCTTTTTTGTTTCAAGAGCCATTCCTTGCCTTTGCCTTTTGTTCCTCTTCTTCAAGATGTTGTTTAAGCATGGTCACATAAACATCCCTTTCCCAAGGAATGAGACTTTCAATCTCTGTCAAGCTATATTTATGGTACTGTAGTAGGGCAAAATTAAGTTTATAATAATTTTCAAGGTTCATATGAACCATGCCTATGCGAAAAAACTGGACAGACCCTCAAGAACAACTTTACTTGATTTTTTTGTTTTTGGATTTTTTACAGTAATCTCATGTGACAATTTAGGCATTGTCTCAAAGAACTTTTCAACTTTTTTAAATTGTTGAGAGTTCATTTGATCAAGGAACTCACTCATTTCTTTTTTTGAAAAATCACCAGCATCCCATGTTTCTTCATCATTGTATACTTTATCAATACATCCCGCAACCAAATCAAAAGTTTGTTCAGTTGAACTTTTTACACTAAAATCAAAGTTGTTTTGAATAAATTGATCCAATGATGGATACTTCATTTCCATCATTAAATTATCATCTAGTTTAATAAATTTATCATGATCATCAAATTCCTTAACAGAGATGTCATCAAGATTAATTTTGACAGGGATTGATGTTTTCCCATCATCAGGTGCAATGATGTTTACCTCAACCTCCTCTCCCACAGATTTTCCACGAATATTGAGAAAAAGATATTCTATGTCAAATGTTGGAAGTTTTTGAATATCTATTTTACTTTTGACACAAGCTTGAAGTACAGATTTAATTGCTGTTGAAATCTCTTTTTGGTCTTCACCCTCTAGGGCAAGCACTAACAGTTTTTCTTCTCTTACAAGAAATGGTCTATATGTGATTTCCTCTTTTGTTGATGGTAAAATCAAAGAATAAGTAGGAGTTGCAATTGATGGTAAAGGCATATTTTAAAAATTCAGTGTGATTATTTATGACCCTGGTGAGAGAGGTGGAGATGTGGTAATTTCAGAAACTATTTGTCCATTAATTAATCTTTCAACTCTATATCTGCCTCTTCCTATATTAACTACACCAACAATATCTCCATCATTAGTTGATCCTGTATCATAAGTCCTGACACTTCCTCCCGCATTATGCACCTCTCTGACATATCTTACATAAGATAATGATACAGAAAATCTTAAAACATCACTAGCATCATATGATAATGGTATATTATTAATAGAAACTGGAAAAGCATCAACAAAAGTATATGTCATGGCTCTACCAGACAAATCTTTTTCAAACTTAGTTATGGAAATATTTGTTTTGTAATACTTAGGATATCTCATCCTCATGGTAGATGCTCTTGTTTTCTTAGCATCTCTGTTTCCAATTACACCAACATTTGATATAAAATCAACCCAACCCTCAAAAAATTCAATTATTCTATAGTCTTTATCAACATAAAATGACATATCAATTGTTTCATCATAAATTCTTCTATATGCCATTTTTTCAGTGACACCAACAAAATCACCTGTTACATCATGTGTTGCAAAAGTGCTTCCTGGTAAAGTAGTTTCATAAGCCAATAGCTCCAATCCTCTACCTTCAGTTGTATAATTAAGTCCTCTTTGAGAAGACAAAAAATTACTGACTTGTGGGGGTGGTATTAATCTAACATTATATAAAGATGTTTGTGAAAGATTTAAAAATTTATGTTTTAAACTTCCAGTAGACACTCTATCTGCTGGTCTTGCCACAATATAAATATGTTTGATTACTAATACTATGTAGGCAAAAAGTGGGAATATCTTACAAGAGTAAATATAAACCTAGTAATCCAAAAAAGTATAAAGGAAATCCTAATAACATTATTTGTAGGAGTAATTGGGAAAGGACTTTCTGTAGATACTGTGATATGAATGAAAGTGTAATTAGTTGGGCAAGTGAAGAATTTAGTATTCCATATGTGTCACCTATTGATCACAAAGTTCACAGATATTTTCCTGATTATTTAATTGAAGTGAAAGAAGGATCAAGAATAAAAAAATATATAATTGAAGTTAAACCTAAAAAACAAACAAAACCTCCTGGAAAAAGATCAAGAGTCACACCATCATATATCAATGAATGTAAAACATATGAGGTTAACAAAGCAAAATGGAAATCTGCAAAAGAATTCTGTCTTGACAATGGTCTTGAATTTAAAATAATCACAGAGGAAGAACTCTATGGACCAAGAGGAGTACCTAGAAAGCGCAAACAATAGATTTGAGTATATTGTAGACGATATCATCAATCTTGAAAGTGCTGATGAAAGAATGATGGCAGTGATGGAAACTGCAACTGATGTTGAATTAATTCCTGAAGTTGGAAGATATTATACTTTTTTATACGCACCAAAAACACCTAATATCAAATATGATCAAAATCCCCTCATTGCATGTGTATCAATTGATAGATGGGGATTCAGAGGATTAAATTATCATTGGGGTAAATTTAGAAATTATACTTGGGAAGAAGTTATTGGTAGTTTGCACCTAATATACCCAATGGAATTATCAGATGTGAGATCTATTCCATATCAATATTTTAGAATAAATAACTAAAAAGCACCTTAAAATGGGTAAGTATAAAGATAAAGATACTAGTGGATGGGAAGAAACCTCAGTAGGTGCAGCAACTTATGACGCTAATTATACCCTTAATCAGACAAAAAATACAACAATAAAAGGACAAAATACAAGCAAAAAGGAAAAAGCAACCTTAAAAATAACAACTAATATTGAAAATGGAAATTATGAAGTTAAAAAAACTACAAATGTAGGTGAGACAGTAATTTATTCTTATGATGCATCAACAAATAAAAAAACTGTAAAAGATAGCACTTTATATGGAGAATTCTTTGCTGGAAGTTCTGAAAATGACAATCAATTAAAAAATCTTAACTTAAGCGTAAAAACATCAACCTTATCCTTAACTGACAAAAATAGAAAAAATTATTATAGTAGTCTTATTGATAAAGATGGTTATGGACCCCTTGAAAACAATACAGAGGCATCATCACCCTCAGCAAATACAAGTGACAAGCAAACTGATTTTGCCCCACAACCTGCAAACACTGTAGAAGGTGATCTTACAACCACAACAACTGATAGTGATGTAAATGCTAGTAAAGAATTACAAGCAGTGACAGTGGCAGGTGGTGCCACTGAATTTAGGGAACCAATTGCTAATAGGGGAACAGTATATAGATACCCCAGAGAAATTCCCAATCTAGGATATGATTTTATTAAAATAACAGCTTATAATTATGTAGCAGCAGGTTTATCAACTTTACAAAGAGGTAGAGGTGCAGATTCATCTAGGGTTTTGACTGATCCACTTGAAACAGTAATATTACCACTTCAACCAAATATATCAACAAGTCAATCAGTGGACTGGGGTGGTGATAAACTTGATGCTGTAAAAGGTACTTTAGCAGAATTAGCATCAGATTCCATTAAATCTATTGCAGGTCTTGATATGCAGGGATTAATTGAAGGATTAACTAAAGCAGGATCAAATTTTAAAATGGCAATTGATGATCCAGCAACTGAGGCAGCTTTAATTGCTTACTTTGCTGGACAAGCAGTTGGAGCAAATATTCAGGGTAGAACCACTGGTAATGTAATTAATCCAAATCTTGAATTACTTTTCACTGGTCCAAGAATGAGAACATTCCAATTTAATTTTAGATTTACTCCAAGAGATGAAGTTGAGGCAATGACTATTAGAAAAATTATTAAGACCT